TATTTTGTTCTGTTCTGAGTTCGTTTTGTGCACCTGTTGTAAATCTAATTGTTGGACTATCAGATAGATATCCATCACCATTATTACTTATTGCAACAGAAGCAATTTTATTACTTGCATTAAGTGATATTGTACCTGCTGCAGTTGTTCCATCTAAAACTCCCGATGCATTCTTTCTAGTAGGTGCATCAATTGTAAATGTTGGAGCTGATACAAATTCTTTTGCATAAAGTCCAGATAATTCAAGAGCCATAACTTTACTTACAACTGAATTACTACTACCATCAACTGGATTAGATGCTGATAATGCAACATTATTATAATTTTTTATTGAACCAGCACCATTGTTTATAACAATTGAGTCTAAATCTATGCTTCTAGGCCCAGATCCTGCCTCGAGTGAACATGTTATAGTAGGATGATTTGTACCACTTGAATGTTCTCCTGCTACTGTAATTGTAGGAGCTGAAATATATCCAAAGCCCGCATCAATTATTTCTACACCTGTAATTGCTCCTGAAGCATTTAATACTGGAGAGAATCTGGCTGCCTTACCTACTCTTGCTACGATGTTCGGTGTAAAGGAAGATGCAAATGCATGTACTGGTACTGGCACATCTTCAACACCAACAACGCCTTCTTGACTTGGTGGCATTGCTGATTTAACTAATCTTGCAAAACCAAGATCATCCACACCTAATGTTTTACGATGTAATGGTGTTGCTAAACTTGCTGGTTCAATGAGTGATGTATTAAACTGAGTAATATCAATACCATTTAATAATAATAAAATTTCTCCAAAAAATTTAAAACCAGCTGGATGAATTAATCTTTTATATACTAATTCATAATCATTTATATTTACACCTGATTTTACTACATAAGAAAACTTTTGAAATCTATCACTATCATGTATTTTAATATTATCAGATAAGAAACCTTTATTGTCTAAGTACCTTCCCAGGCCTGCATCAAAGTTACCTGATGAAGGTATAAGTGTTTTATTAATTGGAAATTCGATTTGAGCTTCATCATTAAATAATAATCTAAAGAATACATCAATAGAATCATCAGAGCCTCTGAGCTTATAGAAGTCTATTATTTGTTTATATAAACCTCTCTTTTCTACTAAAACGTTTCTTGGTACGATAGGTGCAATTTCTTTTTGCATCATATCTAAGTATTCGCTATCGTTTGAATCAATATCTAAATTTCTTTCGATTTCATTTAATACGTATGATGGTCCAGAATTTACAAAGTTTGTAATTGGAGTTGTAAGTGTTAGGTTAACTGTATTTAAATCTACATTTGTTTGTTCTAAAGTTCCATCTAATAACTGAGTAGTTGCAAGATTTAAATTAGAAAGTGTAAACGTTTTACCTAATTCAGATGTACTGTTTGCGAGTGACCCAGGTAAATCATTACCATTTGATATTTTTATATCGTCGTCATCTATAATAACTTTTCTTGTTTTACCAGTTGCATCAGTAAATGTAAGTGTAGATGACGCACCTGTTTCATCAGTAAAAAATCTTGTTACGTCATTGTTTGGATCTGGTATTCTAAACCTTGCAACATTATTTAATACAATGTCTTGAAACGTATCATTTTCTGTAAATAAAAATTCATCAATATTATTAAATTCATAATATGATTCTAAAAAATTTTTAAGACGTGTTTTATCTTTAAATATATCTGGTGGAATAATTTGATCAAGCCGTATATCTTCCTTTGTTAAGGGAAGCGTGTTTTTAGTCTCAGCTATAAACCCAGAACTAAATGGCTTATTATTATCTGACATATTACTTTATCCTTGAATTTGTACTATATTTTATTCCGCCTGATACTCCTGATGTTGCAATTGTATCTACTGCAACTGTAATATCAACAAAGGTATTATCTATTTGTATTAATTGATTTCTTACTGGAGCGATATCTAGACTATCTGGAACTACTGTAATTTTAATTGCTGCTGCTGCAGGTGTTGCAAAATTATTTAATGTAATCTTTCCGTTATCTACATCTAAAATACCAGCATTATTAATTACTGTTATGTTTTGACCTTCAATTATTTTATATACTATTATTTGTCTTTGATTTGTACCAGTGATTGGTATATCTCCTAAGAAATGATCCTGTGTCGGATCAATATTTAATTTAAAAGCTGTACTGCTTAAAATAAATTTAGTAGAATCTCCTGATTGAAAGAATGGTTCTGCAAAAGTTAATTCAAAATCATTATTTACTCCGCCTGCAAGGGTTGTAATATTTTGAAACATTCTTGGTCTTACATTTGAACTTGTAACTGATGGATCAGAGTTATCGATAAATGCTAGTAATTCTGAGTGTCTAAATACACCATCAAATCTATTTAAGTTATTAAAACTATAATCTGCAATTGTATCTCTTACAACTGAACTTAAATCAGCTTCTGTTCTATCTGTAAGACTTGGATTAAATTTTACGAATACATCTAATTCTAAATTAGTAAATTCTGCATCTACAATCTCTGGTGTAATTGATACTACATTCTTTCCTTTTAATATTGTATCAGTAATTGTTGTTTTTTCTGAGGCTGTTAATTTGTCTGCACTTATTGGTTTTACTGCAATGTATGCTTTACCAAAATCAGGTGGATCGTTATCTTCACCACCCCAAGTTGATATTGAACTTATGTTAGTAAAGTTTTGTTTAATAATTGCTGCATAGTCATCGGATGTTACAGCTCTGTTTTGAGTTGCAAATGTAAGTGGTGCGTTGAATCTTACTGATTCTATTGTTTCTTGTTCTGCTCCACCAGCTGAATTATTTACAGTTGTTGTATTAATTACTGATGAAAAACCGCCAAGCGTTCCACTAAATTCAAATGTACTTGCTCCGTTTGATTCATCACCCTTTGTTGCTAAATAATCTAAAGTAACAATATTATTATTGATTGGTTTAAAACCTGTCACTCCATCGCCGAAATATACTTCATAGAATCCTGAACTATTTTCTTGTAAATAATAAGTTTTTGTACTTGAATTGACATTTTTTAATGATTCAAATTTTGAGTAAATGTCGAATGATGTTGATAATTCGTTTTCTTGTACTCTTACTCTTAGTGTAGATGTATCAACATCTCTATGAGAGAGCTGAAATTTTTGAGCTATGACATCATTGTCTACTCGATATCTTAATGTTCTTAATTCTCCTTCTGCAATTTCAACATTAGAGAATGTATATACTCCGTCAACTTCTTTTGCTGATAGATTATTTAATACAACATAAGTAAATGATATACCACCAACTGTTGTAGTTAATTTTGCGCCACGTGGCAAGGTAACGCTTTCAGGTAGAGTTCCAGTAGGAGGTGTAAGTGTAACAGTCACAGTAGCTCTTGCTGCAAGAGTTGATCTTGGTATATATCCAAGGAGTTTAGCACGAGTAACTACGTTACCACGAATCTGAGCTGAATCTAAAAATGCTTCATTCAATGAGTAATGAGCATTAATAGCATTATAGTGTGTATTATAAGCGAGCACGTCTAATAAGACATTCATACCTGCACCGTCGAAATCATAATCGTTAAATTGTGATTGCTGCTTTAAAAAACTTTTTAAATTTTCTTTGATCTGTGCAAAATCAAGTTCTGTTACGTTTAAATTTGTTGCCATTATCTTAACCTTCTAAGTATTATTTCTACCTGTTGTTGTCTATCAAACTCTTTTATTAAATAATTTATCACAATAAGATATGCATTATCTTCAAATTGTGGTTTAACATCTACGTTTAAGAGTTTTATTCTTGGTTCGTGACCTACCAATACACTTGTAATTTGTTCTCTTAAATCGATAGTTGTAATTGCATCCATAGGCTCAAAGAGTAAACCTTTTAGATTTGCTCCTAATCCTGGTTGGAATGGTCTTTCAAAAGTGTTTGTTTGTATTAAATTTTTTACTGCATTTCTAATTGCAACATCATCTTTCAAAGATACAATATCTTTTCTTATAGGATGTGGAGTAAGAGTTAAATCTAAATCACTATGTTGTTTTTTACGACCAACAACTTTAGCCTTTTTAAAGTCATCTCCTACGCTTCTATCGTTTGCTATTAAAACTGCCATATAACTATTTATACTCTATTATGTAATCGATTCATCAGGAATCGAAGTATTTTGCTTCAGAGGTGTTGGTGAAGCTGATCCACCGGTTCCTGGTACTTCAACGTGTCTATGTCCTGCAAGTGTTGGTGCATTGCCAGCATCCGTGCTAATATCTCCTGTAGCATGTAAAGTTCCAGTGATTGTTGTATTACCTTTAATATTGACTATATCATTAGAAGCTTCTATAGACACTGTTCCGTCTGATGATATATTAATTGTTGTTCCTGATTTATGTTTAACATTAATTCTTTCTGCACCATCAGTATTATCAATTTCAATTAAATGTCCTGCCTTTGACTTATATACTTTATTTGTTTCTGATGCATCAGTTGGTATATCTTGTACTCCATCTTCTTGAGTTGCAATACTTCCGACCACCATCGGATCCTGTGCACTAGGTCCATCTCTAAAGAATCCAAAAACCCATGACCCTATTTCTAAATGGTGATTACCTCCAATGCCTTTGAGTGAGGCTGAGGTCACTGGCATGACCACTGTAGCAAATGGTAAATCATCAGTCGAAACTTCACTAATATCTTCTGTATGATAACCGTAACATCTTACTTTAACTCTATTTAAATTTTTCGGATCAGTAATACTTTCTACTCTACCTATAAACCATGTAAAGTTACCTTGTACAAATCCGTCTTCAAATCTATGTTGTATCATTATTACTCCTATGGAAAGAATCTCTGCATATTGTTAATCTCATTTCATATGTATCTTTAAATGAATGTTCTATTGATTTAATTAAATATTTGCCTGTTAGATACTTATCTACTAAATCATTTGGATTTTCTGATGATGCTAATACTTTTAGTTTAATAATGTGTCCTGGTTCTATATTAAAATCACCTGGTACAATAATTGAAAAGGTATTCATTTTTAAATTTTGTAAATACGCATGATAATTACCTACTGTTTTATCCTTTGTCGGACTGTGATAATTATTTTTTCCATTAAAAGCTTCTTTATTTGTATTAATATAAATTGTCTTAGCTTTATCTGATTCGTTATTTTCTGGATTTACAAAGGGTTTTTCTTTTTCCAATTTATTATTTAATTGATTATAATCAAATCTATCTGTTTTTAATTCTTTTGTTGATATATCTAAACTTACAACATTACCTGTATAAGCGCCAGCACCTATTGCAACGTATTGACTCATATTCATTCCACCGGCCATGGTTGCAACCCTCTTAGCTTCTTCTAAAAAGTAACTAGGTTCACCTACTGGTTCTAATATTTGACCAAAGGTTGCATTGTATTCTTTTTTAAAGTCTGATTCATCAATATATCTTACATCAAGTAATTCTTTATATGATTTTAATTTAAGTCCCGATGATAACGTATTATAAAAGAAGTAAGGTGTACCATCGTCAAATGCATTTCTTAATAACCAATTGATTGCAGCAATAGGTTTAATTGATGGATATATTCCTTTTATAATTTCCTTTGATGAGTCAGATATATTAAGTAGTTCTTTAGGTTTTAATTGCATTACCTTACATAAGTCTTTTATTAATGCACCAACTGTTCCTTCAAAGGATTTACTTATTGTAAGTTTTTGGTTTTCATACATATGTTTTTGTATACATGAAAGTCTAAAGAATTGTTTTGCTTGATCTTTTTTAACGTAACCACCTATTTCAGCAATTTTTAATTTTAAATTAAATTTACCTTCAAAGACTCCATCTCTTTTTAAGACAATATTTATTTCTTCATCGCCTCGAAGGTCAGCAAATTGTAAAAATTTAGTAGCATCAATAATTTGTAAATCAACTTTACTAAAGGGAGTATCAAGTGATTCATGAATTTTAATGAAATTTACTAAGTTAGATATTTCTATTTCTTCGCCGTTATGCAAAGTTAAAATTGTTTTTTCTAGTGTATAACCAAATGATGAAGCAGTTTCGCCTTTATCATTTTTGTAATCTGTGCCTTTAGTTGTTGGGTTATATAAATTAGCCATTGATCAACTCTTCAAATCCTGATACAAACTGTTCGATAAATTGTGGATCAACATATTTAATTGATGATCTCGCATCATTCAGTTCTATTTCATAATCTCTATATGTTTGGAAAGATATACCGGTAACTGTTTCTGCGCTTAGGATATGCTCAGAGTTATCTACTGCTTTTTTATTTACATCATCTGTTTTAAAAAATTTATATGGTGCGCTTGCATAATCATATACTCTATAAGTATTTACAAGGTCTCCTGCAGATGGTGTAACACCGTCGAATTGTTGTATTTGTTCTGAACCAGGATTGAGTAATGGATCACCAATAAAGTTACCACCAATAATACTACTATCAGAAGCTCCTGTTATACCATTCTGTCCAGCTGTACCAAGAACAACGTCTTGTACAATTAATTGATTCATGTCAATATTTTTCTTTACGATTCTACCCTTAGCACCTGACTTTGTACCATGTAATGTTTTACCTACACTAAATCTTCCAGCTAATGAATCAACTTGATTATTATTACTTGAAAAACTTGCGGCCGCTGTTTTAGGATTAGTTGTTATTGCAACTCCAGCGTATACTTTCTCTATGTATTCAACTAAATCTTCTTGGCTCATTGGCCAAGCACGATATCCATCATGCAGTATATCATTAATAACAAAAAATGTCCAATAAAATTTTGGTGAACCATAAAGTCTTTGTGAAACTATATCAGGCCTTTCACCATTTATTACTTCGTATAATCTATATCCTGTAAAATTATCTACAAAATTTTGCAATGGACGAACTGCTCGAAAAGTATCGACCATTTTTTGTGTTTTACCTTTACGTTTTATATCGTAATCTACTGTTGGAAATTTATTAAAAAACATTATTATTTGTTGTCCTTATTTGCTTCATCAGCGGCTATTTTTGTATCTTGTGCAGTTTTTATAATTTGTTTGTTGGCATCAGCCTTAAGTTCTTCTTTAGTAAAAGATTTTCCACCTTGTTGAGAAGTTTCTCTATTATAATCATAATCTAGTCCGTCTCTTGTTGTACCATCGCCTTCCATTCCATATATATCTTGTCTTGATAGAAGTCTTGCTTCTGAGAATGTTAATGATATAGTTACTGACTGTGGTGCTTTAAATTTTTTACCATCTTTTTCTACATCATAATACATATTTGATTCTGGATTATATGTTGTTTCTAAACTTGATAAGAAACAATCATGAATGTAAGGCATAAATGGATTTTCTTCAGCACCATCAAAAAATTTAATTCTAAATTTTTCAGGAAATTTAGCTACAAATCCATCTACTTCTGAATACATATATTTTCTAAAAAAGTTTTCTATTTTTCTAATATCTTCTGACTCAGCAGCTGATTCTGGTACAAGAGTAAAACTAAAATTAAATTGTCTTAGGTTCATACCTTCAAATGCAAGAGCTGTTTGTTGATTAAATGCTACACCAGATTGTTGAGCCGCAGCAGCACTTACACCTGCATCAACTCCTAATTTGTCTAAAGCTTTAATACCCATTACTAGGCTTTGATCATTAGACATTGCAAAGTCACCAGCTTTAAATTTATCTATGGCGTCTTGAGCTCCTTTAATAACTCCTAACTCTAAACCATTATAGTTTGCGCCATCACCAACTTGTATACCTTGTGGTGCGTATAAATGTATTGCTTCAATTTCTTTTACATCATTTACTGTTGCAATACGAATATGAGGATAGTTACCACTACCATCTTCTCCTATTTTTTGTCTTAATGTTCTTGGAAAAACAATTGTACTCATCTGCGTTCCTATATAAATAAATATAAATTAATTAACTATAGATTATTTATATGAGTTATAAAGGTAGATATACAATAAAAAAACCAGAAAAGTATGCAGGTGATACTGATAAAGTAATATTTAGGTCATTATGGGAAAGAAATACATTTAGATGGTGTGAAAACAATCCAAAAGTAAGATTATGGAATTCAGAAGGTGTGGTAGTACCATATAAATCTTCTGTAGATAAAAAATTACATCGTTATTATGTTGATCTTTTGATCGAGATGGATAACAAAGAAATCTATTTAATTGAGATTAAACCTAAAAAGGAAACTCAATTACCTAAAAAGAAATCACGTAAAACCAAAAGATATATCAATGAGATGTTAACATATGCTAAGAATCAAGATAAGTGGGAAGCAGCTGATACGTTTGCTAAACATAATGGATGGAAGTTTCAAGTTTGGACTGAAGAAACTTTAAAGAATCTAGGCATCAAAGTACTAGCCTCTTGATATAAATAGTATATATGGCAAGTTTATTTGATACATTACAGGCAGGAGCACAGCGCGCTGGAGTAAAGGCAAGGACCGATGCTTCGAGAAAGTGGTTTCAAGATAAAGTAAAAGATCTCGCAATACCTGCGCGTAAAACATTATTAAAAGATGACGCTCTAACGAACACAACAAGAACGATTGCTGGTAATATGTATATGTATTTTTATGATCCAAAGTTAAAAGAATCATTACCATATTACGATAGGTTTCCATTAACAATAATGGTTGAACCAGCAAAGGGTGGATTCTATGGATTAAATTTACATTATTTAAATTATAATTTAAGAGCCAGATTTTTAGATGAGTTGATGGGGTTAGCTCCTAAAAAAGCTACTGAAACATCACGTATTACTAAAATGAGATATGACTTACTAAAAAGTGCTCGTAAATTTAAAGAGTTTAAACCATGTTTCAAACATTATTTAACAGATCATGTAAAATCAAGATTTGCAAAGGTGCCAATGACAGACTGGGAGATCGCAATATTTTTACCAGTAGAACAATTTAGAAAAGCTAAGACAGCAACTGTATGGAGAGATAGTTTAAAAATATCTAAACAATAATGAGTAGTATAGACGATATAAAAGCAGTAATAGGTAAACACGGTGGAACCGCACCGAGTAATAGATTCAATGTAATCTTTACACCTCCATCACAATCATTAGCAAATATAGATATTAATTCGATTGTAGGTTCTTTAATAAGAGAACAAGGCCCATCACTTAATTTAGCAAAGAATGCTTTTAATAATCCAAGAGATATATCTATGCTTTGCTCAAATGTAGCTTTACCTGGTAGATCTATAGCAACAATGGATCACCAAGACACTATACAATCAAATAAATTTCCTCAAACATTTATCGATGATGATGTTGAGATACAATTTTTATTAACAAACGACTACTATATGAGATCTTTATTCGATAACTGGATGAGTCAAGTAGTCGACCCAGACACATACAAGCTTGGATATAAAGATAATTATTCATGCGATGTAATGATACAACAACTGGATCAAGAAAATGTTCCAGTGTATGGGATTAAGCTTGAAAAAGCTTATCCAATTACTATGAGTTCGATTGAATTGAATCAAGAAGACACGGTGATAAATAAATTCAGTGTAACCTTTGCTTATGATAAGTTTACACCTGAAGGTCCATTCAGTAATTTTGAAAATGCTGGACAGACCGTTAAACAAGGTTTACTTGATAAAGCAAGTAGCAAACTTGGAATATAAAATAGGAGAATATTATGGCTTTGCCACAAGTGAATAGTTCGAAGTACAGTACTAAACTGCCATCTACGAACGAAACAATAGAATTTAGACCATATTTGGTCAAAGAAGAAAAAATTCTAATGATTGCGATTGAGTCGAAAGACCAAAAGCAAATGATTAGAGCAATGCAAGATGTTATACAAGCATGTGTATATACTCAGATCGATGTTAAAA